TCGATTGCATCAAGTCTTCTAGAACCGGGCCATAGGCGTCCGGGACAGTATTCATCAGCTTGGCTGAATTGTCCACGGCCGTCTTGTACTGGTCCTCCAGATGGTCGATCCGAGCCTTGGCCTCGAACTGGAGAGAAGTTTCACCGATCGACAGGCGCAACGAACCGAGTTGACCCGCCATCATCTTCTTAGCAGTTCTGGTGGGGGCCTTCTCGATAGCCATCTTGGCATACTCATCGTATTCGGTGAGCATGTTTCTGGTAAACTCGGGGGCACCCGGTCCAGCATTCGCCTGCGCGTCGAGCATCTTGGCAGTCCAGCCAAGACGCGCTCGAGAAGCTTCCGCAGCCGTATACGCTCTCGCCTGCTCCTCTTCACGAATCAACAGGCCACGGTCAAGGTCATACAGACCCTGCGCAAGCGTCTGACCACCAAGGCCCCACGCGTCCAGAATGACGGGGGCCTGCATCCGGGCCGCGCCCGGGGAAACCGGGGCCTGGACCCTTTGCTCGTACTCTATGATCCGAGCGGGCACTTAACCTCTCCCGTACATGTAACCAAGGCCCGACAGAACTTTGCCAGCTGCCCCGATGTAACCGGCCTTGCGGGCCTGCTGACCGGCCTCAATATTCTCAGCAGCCGAGATTTCATAAAGCCCGGCCTCCTGCAGCAGGGCCTTGGAACGAAGCTCCCCTTCATAGCGAATGTTCAGGGCATCCAGTTCCGCATTGATCATGGACTCGCGCTCGACGTCCAATGCGGTTCCCGTGCCATACCCCGCCCCGGACTGAGCAAGACCAGCACGGATCTTGCCCAAGGCAGTACGGCCTTCACGCCTGATCTGCTCTTCGCGCTGATTGTAAGCCTGCTTCTCAACATCGGCCCGCTCACGCGCCACCTGGGCGTTATAGAGATCGGCCCGGGCTGCCCCCTCCAAGCGCTTATTCTCCGTCTTGCCTTGTTGGGCAGTCGAGTACGCAGAAACGGCCATGGCCACCAGTGGAATGATCCACCAGAACCCGGCCTGCTTCTTCAAACTCTTCGGATATCTTTTACCCACGGTCCTGTACCACATCATCCGGCATTATGGACACAACGGTGCACGGCCCCGGCTGATCTTGCAGTATCGTCACGGTAGCTTCCCGCTCATAGCCGACCGGCCATGACACCTCCTTATCCCCCGTGAACAGGGGCAAAGCTATGTCCATGGGATCATCGGGCGACCTGAACTGAATTTCGTCCAACTGCGTATCTTCTTCTCGCCCATATTTCACCCCGATCGTCTCGTGGAAGCGAATCTTTACCCTGTGTGGGCGCCGCACCTTGCCTTGCGACGTCCCATCCTGCGCCCCTCCCTCAAGCGGCATGGTGGTTAGAATGGCAGGGCACGGCAGCCCCACGTGCACCTTACTGGAGGCTACGTCCAAGGTTATCTGGCCCGAGGCATTCACAACCTTCTGTGCATGCACCGCGCCATCCGCCCAAATGGCAACGGTCTCACCAACAAGGTGATCCAGCCCCGATATCTGGGTCACGGTCATTCGCCATTCCATGGCCGGAATAGTGTCAAGATCCGGCCACGGATAATTAATGGTACACTTGACAGTGTTAACCGAAACGAACTGAGTGATCTCGGCCACAGCCGTTTTATATATTACCTTACTCCTACCATTAATCTCGGAGTATCGATAATGTATGAAACGTCCGACGTCCCCCGGCACAAACACGGAACCGCTTGTAATAAACAGTACGTCAGTGGTGTCCTTAACATCGGCACCCGTTCCCGGGGTCAATGTCGCATTGATGCTGTTATCCAGAATCAGCCCGCTGTCAACATAATGAGCGTCTTCCTGATCATCCCCCTCTTCATGATGGTCCCTCGACCATTCGACATAGCGCTGAACCTGACCGTCAATGAGTCGACGAACGATCATCCACAATTCATCGGACTCACCATCCGGGCTGGGGATAACCACCACCGACTCCACGGCAGCGAACTGTTTATGCCTTGAATCGGTGTAACCGCCTATCCGGTGAGGGTGCCATCCGCGAACGTCCTGATCGCGGTTCAGAGTAAACCCAATCAACTGGCCATCGGCCCGGTGAGCCCACACCACGGAATCGGGCTCCTGTTGGTAATCCATACCGACTATTCCGCCCCGCGCCACGTGTTCAGAGAGAATAGTCATGTCCCCCGATACGTAGCTCTCCCTTTCCCACGAATAGATCATGTCCCTGACCTTGCGGCCAGATTTCTGCACAAACACCACGCCCTCGCCCACTTTCACAGGGGCCACCGGTCGCGATCCGCGCTCAGTTTGCTTGCGCACCCAGATATTGCCGGGACCAAACGGTTCAGTCCTAGTAATCTCGGTGAGAATCTGCTCGTCCCCGGCTGTGCCGATCAGCAAGCCCAGATCCACCGGGGCAAGCCATTCAATCCTGTTCGCCCGATCCGAAGTAACATCGATGACCAGTGCCCCGTCCGCCACGATCTGGCCACCATCATCTTTCCGGTTAAAATTCTCGAAGTCGCCGGACTTAGAAGCCCACACCTGCCGATCCCGCGAGAAGCACAAGCGCTCACGGAAGAATGTCACATTGTCAGGCCACCCCTCGTCATCGGACCACGCTCCGAATGCCCAGCGAGTTGTGGCATTGCTGGCCCCGACCGTTCCGGCCGGCAGTCTTGACAACACGGCTGCGGCGGCGGTCGTGGAGTTGTTAACGTTGGAGATCCGCAACCAGCCATATCCCGGGTCCTGAAATTCCCACTGAACGACCGCACCGTCAAACTTGGCACCAAACGTGTGCACGGGCTTGATGGTGCCCGTGACCCCGGCAGTCAAAGCCTTGTAATTCTTGCCATCCGATTGGCGTATATCGTTAATCGCCACTGTCTTCCCGGATTCCCACATCAATGTAGCATCGGCACTCTTTTGCTCAAGCAGCATCAACACCCCATTGTGCTTGGCAGCATCAAACAACGGGGCAGATGAAGTCAGTACCGCGACACCCGTGGCGACGTCCGAATATACGGTAATCGTTTCGGTCGATTCGACGTCCTTGAATGGGCCGTTTAACCCGGCGCTGGGCTCGAAATCCTCCAGCGTAAAACTCGCAGCCCCGGTCCGCGTCAATTTTTGCTGCTTGTAGTCGGGGTGCGTGATGTAAAGAATATCGCCCGATTGCACAAAGCGAAGCGCGAATGTACCCGAAGCCGTGGTGAGATCCGCTGCCGCCCACGGAGTTGCCACTTCGAGTGGGACGCCGGGGGATGACTCGACCACTCCGTGATTCGAATAGAACCTGATGTACTGGTCCCCGAATTCCAGCACATACGCCTGCTCGATATTGAATTCAAAACGCCAAAGCCAAGTCCTGACGTTGGAATTCTTTACCGCCGACACGTATTGAGTCCCCGGCCTGCGACGGGCCGGGCCTTGCGGGGTAAGGATGAAGTTGCGGAGGCGACGGCAAGCGTTGCCGTAGTACTTAAGATCGGTCCTGCCAGCTAGGAGTGGAGAGATCTCCCCGGCATTAAAGTTAGTGAGAATGAGGCTTGCTTTGGGCACTCACAGCCTCGATAGCAGCCACTCATCGTCCGGAAGTTTTTGCGGTGGAAGCTCGATGGCGTTCGACCGCACCGCTTTGCTAATCTCCATGTTCCGCGTGTTCTCGGCCAGCTGACGCTTCGTATTCGACTGGGCCAGCGGCTCGCACAACTTGGCCGCCAATTCCGCAGCAAAGGCCATTGTGAACGTGGGCGGGAACAGAGCCGTGTCCGTCACTCGCTTCACATACTGCAACTGGAGCGGGGCAGGAAGATCGGTTAGGATCTTTCGGCCCTCGATCGTGAACTCCTCGACGGGGTACCCCCGGTAATCGGTAAGATCTACCCCCACGTAGTGATCGGCCACCTTGATGATCCGCAAGCAATCGGATGGCAGCTGGTATTCAAGCTGGTATCCGAACACCGGGGTGCTTACCAAGGCGCTCAGGGCCTGCCGGGTCTTTGCAAATGACCACGTGTATGCGCCAAGGAGCGCGTCGCGCACGTCCCCGAATATGGCATTGGCCTCCCGGGCCGGTTTGATATTGTCCGAGAGGCTCATGATCCGCTCCTCGCCCAGCATGGTCAGGGCGAGGTTAACGATCCCGACTTCAGTAGCCATGGATCAGGGAAGCGGTTGCGGCGGCCAGTCCTTCTTGAGGATGTGGCTGAAGAACTTCATCAGCGCCAGCAGCACGTCCTCCCGCGTAAGGCCCAAGCCCGTGTCCAGATCGACGTGATACTCCATCGGGCCGAAGGAATTCTCCAAATCCTCTTCTTCCTTGACCTGCTGATCGGTCTCGCCCCGAGCCAGCCAGTACACTCTGATAGCCATCTAGAGTCTCCTTATCAAGCCGGTGGGAAATTGCCCTTCAAGATGTGGCTGAATATTTTTTCCAGCCCCAGAAGAACGTCCTCCTTCGTCAGGTTGGTAGCCAGATCGAACGTGAACTCCATGTGATCGGCCGCCGTTGCCGCGCCCACGGCTTCCGTCACCTGCTGATCGTTCTCGCCCCGGGAAATGCCGTACCGCCTAGTAGCCATTTGGCCCTCCTAAAAGTTCACGGGTGCGGCCCGACATGGACTTCACCCTTCCGTCAAACGCCGGAACGTACGCTTCCCACTCCTTCATATCAACCACGTTCAGGTCGATGCCCCTGTCCCACGGGGCTGCGTAAAACCTGCCAGAAGTGTCGAGGGGCACACCGCACAGGATGACTTCCTCGTACCCGAGTGCGAGCGCCACGCGTACCGCGAACAGGGCGCTGGTCCCGGTCATCCTTGTTGGCCAGACGTGATCGACCAGCGGCCATGATTTCTCGGCATGGAGAATGGCACCAAGCTTCTGGGGGTGCACCCCGCGATGGCCATTGTCCATGCCCCGAAAGTAATAACCCTCATGGCGAAGGGGCACCATCCATTGGAAGCGCTCGCCATGGGCATTGGCCCAATGCTTAAATCTGAATGGAAGATACAGCCCGGCCTGCTTCACCGCAACGTAATCGGCCTGAATTTCCCCGACCGCCTTTAAATCATCCCACAAACAGCGGCCCGATCCGCACACAATGGCGCGGCCGGAAAAAGTTCCGGCGACCCCGGGAACTGACTCGAACCCGAGATCGCCGGAGACTTCCCCGAGAAGCATCAGTACCCGCCCACCGTCTCCACGGTAAGCATCACGGTTCCCGCGACGGTCGCGGCCACCGCAAGGGTGCCCACGATATCGAAGTCGCATTGGGGATCGACGGTATAGCCGAGGGCTTCCCACAGCCGTTTGGCGCAGTTCTCCAGCGCCGCCTGCGACAGGACCCCGTTCGCGCCCGCCGAGACCGACTCGCGGTACACGTTGATGTTGTCCTGCGCTGCGGCCATGGCCAACGCGGAGGCGAAGAAATCCGCGTCGCGAACGGCACCCCCATCCGCCGGGGTCCGGTAAACACCGATATCCATGGTGCAGCCGGTGCCAAGCGACAGGGCGCTGAGAATGATGTCCTTCACCATGTCGTTGGAACGAACCCGGCAAAACCGCATCGTGGAACCGGCTTCCGCAGCCGCCGTTACGAGGGTGCAGACCCCCCGATGCACCCGAACCCGGCCGCCTTGCTGATAGGCCGGATTCGGGACGATCGGTGTCGCATCCGCGTTGACGAGTGCAGCAGACTTGATTGCATCGACTACCATTCACGTTCTCCTTTCAGACGATTTCCGCTGGGATTACGCTTCGTTGCACTTGATCTCGACGACCTTGGGCTCCTGCTTCCGAGTCGCGCCGAACGTGCCGTAAACGTATACCTGCCACGGCAGCCCCGACAGATCCTTCCGTTGGGAAATGTCCGTGGTGATATCGTTCCACATGCCCAGACCCACGCCCGACTTGGCCCACGCCGGGTTGCGCCGGTAAGGGGTGGCGTCGTTCTGGAACCGCTCGGTGTGCTTGAAGTTGAAGCCCAGGAACCGGGTGATCATGCCCTCGACCAGCACGGGCTTCTCGTTGAAATCCAGGCTGATGACCTGAATCTCCGCGAGCAAGTCGTCGTGCTGATTGGCAGTCACGCCCAGGTAAAGCGGATCCGTCTCCAGATCCACTTCCGCGGCCATCAGAAGGCGCCGCGCTTCCCGCAGCTTCGCGACCGTCATGCCGACGTTGCCGGCCGCACCGTAGTTGACCGCAACCACCTGACCCGCCGGAAATGCGACGGTAGTGGCCCCGGTCTCCCCGGTGTTTCGGGTAGCGAAGAAGGACGCGATGATCTCGTCGTCCTGCGCGCGCCCCATCGCATAAGTGCCGTTCTGGGCGTACGAGGACTGCGGATCGACGACCGTGCGAAGCTTGTCGATCGAATCGATCAGGTCATTCCAGTCGTAATCGACCGGGTAGACCCACGGCCTTGCATGCGGGGTATCGACCGGGATGATTGGCGGATAGCGCGTGGTGCGCTTCTGCGCGGCAACCGGGCCGATCTGCTCGACGGGAGTCGCAGCTTTTGCGCCTGTGATGCCATGGAAATCGACGCAATTGCGAAGCCGCGATCCCTTCTGCTGCAGCAGCAACTCGATCGTGTTCGCGTACTGCTGAGCATAGTGGGTGGGAATCTGTTGAGACATTTAAGTCCCTCCAAAAAGTTTCACCTTTTCGCAGGGGTGTCCCGGTTTCCCGAACCCGAACTTGCAGCTCTCGCGCTGCCGTGCGTCCGTACTTTCCCGGAAGCCAGCGGACCGCATCGCGGGTACCCGCATGGGGGCGGAGTGTAGCACAGGCCGAGGCCCGTGTCAACCCCCCGCCCCGGCAATGGCATTCAGCCTGTTCCACTCGGCCTTGGCCTCGATATCGCCGTTCATGAACCGTTTGGACCATTCCGCATCGGCCTTGAGTTCCTTGATCTTGAGTCTTGCGGCCTCGACGGTCATCGATCCCGTCCCGCCCCCGGTCCCGCCGCTCGGCACAAAGTTGTGCTCGGACATGGACTTGCCGATATTGGCCCAAAGCTCCAGGGTCCTGCGAGTCCCGATCGCCCCCTCCATCGCGGTAAGAATGTCCTGCAATTCCTCCTGATTGGCATGGGGCAAGAACGACCGGGCCGCGCGCCGACCCAGTTCAGTGTTCTTGTCGTAGTCGGCACCCCAAGCTGACCGCAGTTCCAAAAACTCCTTCTCAGCCTTCTGTTCCAGCGTCGCGATCGCCGCGTCCTCCGCCGCCTTGTTCTCGGCAGCCACGAATTCCATCAGGCCATTGAAATGCTGCAGCGGGAGCCCCATCGCGTGGGCCTTGGCCCTGAATTTCTGGGCAATCGGGTCATCCTTCAGGGTCTCCGGCACCACGTACCCGTCCTCCTTCTCGGGGGCACCCAGCTTGCGGAAGAACGCCGTCCACTCCTCGGGCTTCGCGCCTTCCTTAGGGGGCACCAGCGCCCGACCGGCCTTATCGGCCCCGAGCAGCTTCTCCAGATTCCAGGCCTTCGCGGCAACCGTCTCCGCGTCCGGATAAGCCTTGTCATTGGACTTGAGCCACTCGGCCACTTCCTTGTTCTGGAAGTTCGAATACCAAGTCTGCTGCTGTTGCTGCTGTTGGTTCTGATCTTGCTGCTGTTGCTGATTGTTATCCGGCATGATTACTCCTCAGCGTTGTCTATGAGCCGATGAAGATCCGCGTCGCTCAGATTCAGGTTCTGCGCGATTCGGTTCCAAACCTCACGCCTGCCCTCGGCCACGAACGAGGCGTAAGGATCAACGGTCCCAGAAGTCGGTGAAACCACCACCGTGGACACCGACGCCCTGCAAAATCTCCGCAGGTCCGTAAGAACGATGTTGGCAGGCCGGCTCATTTCCCCGGTCGGCATGAAGATGGCCCGGTATGCCTGCCGCTTCCGCAGCACCACATCGCGAATCTTCTCGAGCATCATTGCACCTGTTGCGGGGCCTGAATGCCCACAGCCTGCGCGGCTTGCGCGGCATTCTTGGCCGTCCGCGCCTGCACATCCTGATTCTGAATCTGGGCTTGCTCAGCCTGTTGCTTAATGCGCATTTCACGGATCTGGCGCACCACGTCCTCGGTGCGAAGAATCTTGGCCGGCACCCCGTTGATATCGGCCAGTTCACGCACCAGTACGTCTTCGTCGAAATTGTCAAGGATCTCGGGTTTCGCCTCAGCATACCCCGAAATCATCTCCAAGGTGCGCATGATCGCCGTCCCATCCTCGGCCCGCCGCAGCCGCGACAGGGGAGAAGTGTACACCACCTTCACCTCTCCGCCAGTTGCCCGAAGCTTCTGGGGCATCGGCGGGAAGATCCCGGCAGCCGACGCGATATCCAGTTCCCGAGTGACCACGTTCCCCATGAACTCGGCCTGCTGTCTGCCCACGGTCGGGGCCAGCAACTGCCCCTTTTCCTGCGCCCGAATCAGGGCCTCAGTAGCCGTCATCTGGGGATTCCGGACGAGGATCTGGAAAAGCGTGATCATGAACGCGTCGTTGATGACCTCCCGCTTCTTGTCGGCCATTTCGAATCCCACCGGAAGATTCGATCCGACCTTGAGGGGGTGCACCAGTTGACGGCCTTGCTCATCGACCCCGCCATAGTTCAAGGCATTGGGGCGAGCGTTGAACACCGACAGGATGCCGTCTCCATGGAGAAGCAGCGGCGGGTCCACGATCTTGTGCGCCGCCCTAATCATGGTCTTCTCCATCTCGTTGATCATCTTGATGTCGGGAAGGACCATCATGGCCGGGCCGCGCCCATATGTTTCAGTAGGAGCGGTAACGTGCCTGCCCACCGCGTACGGGAACGTACGGTACCCGCCCTCCGAGAGCATGGTCTTGCCCTCGTACGCAATGTAATACGACATGAACTGCATCCCCCGGAAGTCCCGCATCCCGACGCGCATCTCCTCATTCGGGGCGACTCGGTGTAGGAAATCAAACTTGTCGAACGGCTTCTTGTCAGCGGTCTCCAGAATCTTTGCCGGGAGCGAATTGCCAAACTTCTGCACAGCCTGCCGGGCCGTCAGCGGGAACTTTCGGTGAACCAGATCGATGATCCCGGCCGCGTTCTCCGCGATATAGATCTCCGACATGGAGCAAGACTTGTACCTGAGGCCGATCCCCAGCACATCATCCGTGAACAGGCAGTCGTTGCCAAAGGCCACGAGGCTGACGTAGCACTCATGCGCCTGTGACGAGAAGTTCGCGGTGGGCCGGTAACGCATCCGGAACAGGACCTTATTAACCTCGTCCAGATACCGCCTGATTTCCAGATCGTCAACCAGCCTCTCATCCATCGGCTCCAGCCGATGGTAAAATTGCGTCGATGGCGTCACCAAGGAATCGATTGCCGAGGCCGCCCTGTCCACGGCAAGCAGGGCCGTGGAGTCGAAGATTCTCTCCGTCCGCTTCTCCCCCTCGCTCTGCTTCTTATTAAACTCGTCGTGGCGCGGCAGGCACAGTTCCGCCACTTCCTGCCAATGCGAGTCCCAGTTCGAGCGCTGATTTTCCAGCTGCTGCTGGTGGTCGAGGATCTCAACTGCTCTGGAATCTGGCATTTACATCCCCACGGTTTTGCCAACGTCTGCTATGAACAAGGGGCTGGGGTCAATTCCAGCCGCCGGGGCCGCGGTAGAAACCACGGTTATGGGAAAAGCTATGTCGGTTTCCGTAACCTGCCCAACTAGTCTCTTCTTGGGCGCCCATGCAATCGGCTGGGCCAGATCGGTCTCAGAGATCTGACCAATTGTTTTCGCCTTCAATCTGGCGATACCCCGAGCCAGATCGGTCTCGGAAACCTGCCCCACGGCCCTTGTCTTCAATCGGCCCATGGCCTGAGCCAGATCGGTCTCGGAGACCTGCCCCACTTGAATGACCTGCTCACCCGCAGTCGGGGATACAACCTGAGCCAAATCGGTCTCAGAAACCTGCCCGATCGTCCTTGATTTCAACCGGCCCATGGCCTGAGCCAGATCGGTCTCCGTGACCTGATTCACCAGCCTGTTCTTCGGTGCCCATGTAATGGCCTGAGCCAGATCGGTTTCGGAGACCTGCCCCACGGCCCTTGTCTTCAATCGGCCCATGGCCTGAGCCAGATCGGTCTCGGAGACCTGATTCACTAACCTGCGCTTCGGTGCCCATGCAATGGCTTGGGCCAGATCGGTCTCCGTGACCTGCCCCACGGCAATGGTTTGACCGCCCCCCGCCACGCTGACGTAGATACGGCGCTGGAGCGGACGAAACAATTGATATGGATCTCTGGTCAGCAGCGCAAGTTCATTAACAGAAAGTGCCCTGGCCCAGACCGCCCCAAAGTCATAACTCCCGGAAACGTTATAGAAACTCCCAACATTTCCAATATGAACCCGTTGTGGTGGTCCGCCACCTTGCGCCCCGGCACCAGCCCCGGGCGGCTCCACAACCCCGTTAACGGCTATAGTGTGACTCGTCGTTGAGTACGAGGTACCAGCGATATTGAAAATCTTGCCAACTTCCGCTGCAACAGTGCTTGTGGCAAGGATAAAAAACGCTGAATTAAGGGTCCAGAATCCCCCGGAAATCAGAAATTGCATGATAAATGATGCTTCTGGATAATATTCGTACGCAAACGGAGACGCTCCGACGAAGGACGTTGTTGCGGGCCTCCAACGGAGAAAAATCGTCAAAGGCACATTCGGGGTAACATTCGGCGGCACATAGTTAAGTGCCCCGGAATTATGGACAGTTGCCTTGTAGGCTAGCCCAAATTCATCAAACCCGGTTGCCCCCGATGTTATTAATGGGCGTGTGCCCCAAACAAGGTCATCCCACCCACCACCCCCGTGAGGCTTAACAAGAACATGCAATCCCTGGGCAAGAGGATTTGCCCAGTTAATCCCTACACCCTTAGCCGGTTGACGCTTCCACCGACCCGGGAGATGAACGAACGCCATTAGGCCACCGTCGCGTACACCGGCGTATGCGTCAGCTTCTGATTCGTCGCTGTTGCGTTCAGGTTCACACCAGTGTTGTGAACCACAAATAGCACGTGTGCCGGGGGTAAACCATCACCAAAGAGTTGCCGAACCCCAAGTGGTCTGAATGGATAAACCCTGTCACTGGTGTTATTGGTAGCGATGACCGCAACCGGAGCCACGATCGCGTTCTTGATGCCAGCACTCGTAATCGTCTCTGCACTGTCCGTCCCGTCGAACACATCCGGCCAGTTGGGCGTATCATCGAGCGCGCCGACGCAATGAACTTCAATCTGCCGCGCGTCCGTCGGGCTCGTCCCGGCAGTAATCTTTCCGCTCACTAGCTCGTCAAGATACTTGTTAGACGCGTTTGACAGCGACGAACTCTCGCGCCCGGCGAGCAGGTTCGTGTCGCTCGCGAGCCCGGTCAGTGTGCAGGTGTAGTCGGCGCTTGCCGCGTAGGCGATCTTCGCGTCAGCGTTGTGATGGAGCGGCACCCCCGCAAGCCGCGAAAGGAGCCTGTGCGGCAGGATGAGGGTCTCGTGCCCGGGGTGCTTCGCCAACCAGTCGAGCCACGGTTGCTCGCTGATCTGTTCCGCCTTCGGGATCAGGTGCTGGTGCCCGCAAGTCAGACACACCGCGGAATGGTCATAGAGGCCCCAGCCAGCGAACTGTTCATATGAGCCCATGGTCAGTCCTTCCAGACATTCCGGCAGTACGGAATGCCATTGTTCCAACGCGGGTCTTTAGCAGCATGCCGCTGCCTTGCAATCGCGTCCCAATACCTGGCAAACGCGACACACTCCTTATCCGCCCAGTCCGGGTGATCCTGCAGCATCGGCGTGTACTTAATCACGCCATTGAATTGCTTCACCAGACCATCGATCCGATCCTTCACGGAATCACCTGGGCAAATACATTGATCGATACATCAACTGCCCCTTGCACCTGGGCATCCGTCGCAGCGAGAATCTGCGCGAGCGTCGCCGCCGAGTTCTTGGCCAAAACGCTCCAGACCATCCGCTGGCCCTCGCGATCCGGGTTCTCGAACACCGCCGCCGCCCACTTAATGCGCTGCGAGTGAAGCGGAACCGTGTCCGCTTCAAGGGCGACCGCGTTCGCTGCGATCACGCAGGCCACTCGCACCTTGGTATTGAGCCCCGGGTCTTCGACAGCTTGCCGCAGTTCAGCATAAGTGGCCATGGTCAGCTTGCCCTGTAGAAGCCCGCAGCGGCGATCTGCGCGGTAATGTCCGACCCGTCCGGGGTCACCGAGAAATCGTGAAGAGTCATGGGGACGATGTTGGCATCGGTTCCGCCCGTGGTGTCCGAGTCGTAGGCAATGATGAGATCGCCAATGGCCCCGGTTCCGTCGTTCGCGACGCCGGTCCACGTCTGATCGGGAATGTCCAGGTCCACCCGGTCGTTCGCATGGTCCGCCGCAAACGCCACGATATCCGCGTCCGTCAGCACCTTGCGCGCGTACCCGGTGTTCGTGGCCTCGTTCGTGGCACCACCAAACACGTCATCGAGCGCCGTGCTGTCCTTCAGAGTGGCGTCCGACTCGACCCCGGTCGCCGCCACCAGAATGACCAGCAAGGCCGAGTTCGCCGGGTCATTGGTGTCCACACGGTTGTATAACTCCGCGGCCCGGCCCAAGGCTACGTTGAAAACAATGTTAGCCATGACTACTCCTTCACACAGTCGTAGTAGTGAATGTGCTCGTAGCCCGATGGGTTGGTCGGGTCCGGCGATTCCCTCCCCTTGTGAGCCGACGCCACGTGCAGCTTCGCCGTCTCGCTGTCCACCATCGGCGCTCTGCAATGGCAGCAATACAGCCCCGGCACCCGAACCACCTTGTAAGTAAGCTCGGGTTTGGTGTGCAGCTTGATCTTGCCCTGCCCCAAGGTCATCCAGCCTGCGGCGATCGCGCTGGCAACCAACCCGGTCGAGAACCTCTGCTTGGGGCCGGCGTGCAGGACCTTGATGTGATTGACAGTAGTGGGATTCCCCTTACTGTCTAGATCGTACTCTCGCTTGAGCAGCATGTCACCCTCCGATCAAGGATTGCAATTGCTTCATCTTGGCATCGAGGGCCGCTCTCTCGTTCTCCAGCTTAGCTTCCCTTCGAGACAGTTCCACTTCCTTGGCGTTCGCAGAAGCCTCGCGCCGCTCCAGTGCTTCTTGGCGCGCCTGCAGGGTTCTTTGGGCCTCCTCATGGGCGGCCACGCTCCCGCTCAGCTTATCCCGCGACCGCTGGACTTCCGCCAAGGCTTCGTCGCGCTCCTTCTTGACTCCCTCTCTGAAGGCATACGCTTCCGCGTTCGCCGCCTCGGCCAGCCTCTTGATCTTCTGGGCCTCGGCCATTACTTCCTTGGCCGTGGCCAGCTGAGCCATTTCAGCAGCGTTATGGCGCTGTAATTCCTCGAGCCGCTGGCATTCCGACCCGATTCTCTCGAGAAGGGCCGGAGCCCCCTTGTCCGAGATCAGCTTAATAAGGGCCAGTGCATAATCCACGGCCTGCCGGGTCTCGACCGGTGCACCCATGACCATCATGTTCATGACTTCCTCACGTGTTGGTAATGCCAGAGACCCTCATGCCGGCCGCCACCTGCTGGGGCAGACACGAGAAGTACTCGGTGGACCCGGCCGCCATTCGGGCGTCGGAAGTAGTGGCAGTCACCGTGGCGCTGCCAAACTTGATCGAGCAGATCGCGTCGGTGTGCACCCGAACGAATCTGGTCTGGGCATTGAAGTTGGCCGCCGACCGTGCCGCACCGGCCGTGTAATCCACGACGTGGGTCCCGATGGCCGGTTCCTCTCCGGCCTGCACCGGAATCCCATCGATCTTGGCCTGACGCACGTATTCAGTGACATACAGCTTCGTCATGAGTTACTCTCCTGTCAGAGTCTTTGCAGCGGTCTGCGGGGTTCCGGCCCCCTGCGGACCGGTAAGGATCGTGGCCGCCCGGCCTCGTCGCTTCTTGCCAGTCCTCAGATATTCCTCGCGCTCGCGCGCCAGAGCGGCTTCGATTGCAGAGGCCCTGTCCGGAACTTCTATTTCCCCGGTAGGAGGGGGCGGCTCGGCCAGAGCTTCGGCCCCCGTCTTGGGCGCCCCGAACTGGGTTGGGAAAAATGCGTCGGCCAGCGGGTCCTTCTGACCGAATGCCTCGGGGCTGCCGATCAGGAACCCGGTAGCTCTCCTAAGAGTCTTCAGAAACTTGGCCATCAGCGCCCTCCAAACACATTGTACTCCGATTCCGCGTACTTCTGCTGCCCCAGCTTCTCGAGCCGTTCCGGGCTCATGGTCACGTGGCGGTCTTCCCCGGCGGATACGCAATCGTACTCGAGCGCTTCCGCGATGTGCGAGTATTCGTTCTTCTCCGGAACCTCCCGGTACTTCATCTCCCCGGCCACCAGCAGCCGCCGCCGGTGATAGCCGCCCGCCAAGGCCTTCCTAAGCCAAGTGCAGCGGGGATGGATCCTGATGGCAGGAATCCCGTCCACCAGAGTCTTCAACAGGTAGGCCACCCCCTCGCGGCGCCTGATCGGGTCCTGCGTGGACGCGGGCCACGCGTCGAACCCGTTCGCGCGCATGATCTTGAACGGGGAGTCCTCGCCCGGGGCCGAGACGTCGCCCGCCGGGTCGCCCCTGATCGAAATCACCTTGAACCCGGGGTAGCGGTCGGCCAGCATCCGCTTCAGTTCCTTGGCGAAGGTGTCGATCCCCAGCTTCTCGGAAACCAGTTCGTCGTGAACTATCCAGCAGCCATTCGGCAATCGCTGGGAGATCGAGGCGGCGGGGGTAAACCCGAAGTCCAGGCCGATGCGCAGCCCGAGGTGCTTGATCATCGGGAAGTCCTGGGTCCCGTGCGTATTGTCCTTGTACTCCGGGAACATCGGGATGCCGTCCATGATGAACCCGTATTCACCATCGACGTAAACCTTGATCCAGTCGGCGTCCTTACCAGCCGACAGCAGATCGTAGTAACCGGGCCTGAGGTACTTCAAGTTCTCGGCATCGGCCGACCGCCCGGACGGCTGTGAATAAAAGCGCATGATGGGCTGGTCCGGGCGCAGGATTCCTTTGCCCCTGAGCGCGGCCTCCGCTTCCAGCATACTTACCACCAGCTGCCGGTTGCGTTCATTGGTCATGTCGCGCTCGGCCAACACATACCACCAGCTTGTGGTGTCCGGGGGGTTGGTGTCCGCGATCAGTTGCACGTCGGTCGCGCCGCCCTGCCATTCGGGGGGATACCGCCCGAGACGGCCCGTAAGACCGTCGATCACCGACTTGGGGACTTCGCGCGCCTCATTCACCCACGCATCCGACAGATCCATCGACAGGATCTTCGAAATGTCGTCGGGCCGGTCGAGCGCGATGAAAATGACCTCCCATTCGAACTTCGATGCCTCGTCCCGGAAGAAGTGCATCGGGGGACCCGTTTCGCGCCAGCGCCCCATGTGCTGGGGAAGCCATGCGTGCCAGGTCTTCATGGTAGTGGTGCGAAGCTCCGGGTAGGTGTTCCGAACTATTGCGGTCCTTCTTCGCCGCCAGCCGTCCGGGGCGGGCTTCTGGCGCTGGGCATTCTTGATGAGCTTCATGATCGAGCATGTGGACTTGCCCGACCCGAACGGCCCCCGGATGCCCACTATGAACGAGTCGTCGTTCAGGAACGCCTTGAGAACAGCCCCGTCCGGGGTGTAATGAATCCCTTCGTCGCGGTTGGGGGTCCCGCGCTTCTTGCCCCGGCCGGGGATGTGAACCGTGTCGTTCACGGACCGCCGCGACCGTCGTCCGCGATGAACACCGCCGTTCCGGTCACCGTCTGATGCACCGGTGTCCCGTCGTACCGGAGAGTGGTCGTGGACGGGTCGTAGCTTACCCCGGCGGCGGTCAGCACCGAGTCGAGGATCTGCTGCAGGGTGATCGTCAGCTTATCACCGTCCTTGTCGGTGACGTACTGCGAAATGTTAATGCTGGCCGGGACCCCGGACTCGAACGTGATTTCCGGGGGAGGAGTGACCCAGACCGGGGCGGTGTTCGTGAATACGATGGTAATCGTGAACGTGCCCGATACCGTAACGGTCCTCTGGGCAAGGACGGCCGGGGGGCACAACGACAACATCAAAAGCAACAACAGGGCGCGGATCTTCATGTGTACCACCTTTCGATCAGGCGACGGTTAAACACGCGGGGTCTGCACGGCTTACGCTTCCGGAACCGGGCGTAGCAGGGGCCGATCATCTTGCGCAGGACCCTCAGCAACTCGGCCCTTATCTCATCGTGCATCCTTGGTGGCCTCTGCGATGCGCTTCTGCTCGAGCAGCAATTGCTCGCGGCCCTCGCGCCGGGCCAGGAACACCAGCTGCAGGATCACGGTGCGGGCGTCGCGCCGGGCCTCCCTGCGCTTCTCGGCCCCGGGGCCGAACTCCAGCGGCGACGGGTCATCCCCGACCAGCGCGTCGATCAGCGCGTCGATCGCCCGCTCCATGTTCTCGGACAGGGCGAATACCTTGGTGGACTGGGCGACCCCCTCCAGCCCCTTGGGCCAACTCCGGCCGTTCAGGCTCATTTCGACAGGTGCTTCGCCGCCGGCCCGGCCTTGCGCGTCCCGTGCGACAGCATCGTTGCCGCCTTGGACGGAGTGACGTTTTTCATGGCCTTCTTGGGCTTCCAGCCATGCTCGATTGCCCGGAGTACCTTGCGCTGCTTCTCGGTGTAGGGCATGTGGGCCTCAGGTGTGAATATGGATGTGGAGGGGAGAGACGCCGGATTGCTTGTCGTCGGTCTCGCGCCAGCCCGCCCGGGCCTTCAGGTATAGCTCGGTCGCGCGTACGTTCCCGGGCTTGGAGGCCTGATCGAGCAGGCAGATGGCCACGGCCGTTTCATGGTAGACCGCTCCGTTGTCCAGTTCGTAGCGGTAGTGCCTTCGGAGGACCCCGACGCGGATGTTCAGGAGCCTCGATATCTCCTGCTCCTGCCTTCCGGCAGCCCGCATCTTGGCCACCAGTTCAGCTACGTTTCGATCGAAGTCGTGGGGAAGGGTCCGCCCCTCCGGGTCCCTTCCCACCAAGGCCATGGACGTTATTGATGGCAGGTACTCCGGAGGAGCGGAAGGCTCGGCGTTGCTGGCGTTATCGGTGCCTTGGCGGGGCTTTTTGGCCATTGGCCCACCTCCACAGATCGGACGCCGGGTACCCCGGCTTCAAGCGCGACGCCAGCCGTTTCCGCTTCTTCCGGGGCGGAGGCTTGAGGCCGGTCAGTACACGTCGGGCGTCCATGGGGGCGGAGTATAGCACACGCGGGCGCGCGTGTCTAGTAGTAAGGGTAAAGGGAGGTGGTACGACGCCAGAGGGGGAGGACCCCGCGACCCAGCGGCGAGGACCCGCTCGCTTTGGCCCCCACCCCCCGCGCGAGGACCCGAGCGCGCGCGAGCACGAACGCGGGCAACGCGCACCCGGGCCAGCGCCCAGCGCCCCGGGAAGTCAGCGCTCGCTTCGCTTCCCCGGGCCTCGGTCAGTGAGCGCTCACCCCACGCGCGAGCACGAGCGCACACCCGCACAGATCGCGCGAC